ATGTGAAGCCCGCGCCGGGTGCATATACGCAACGAGAGATAACAGAGGGTACGGCTAACGAGGATATAGAGAACCTTGTCAATCTCGTCAAGGAAGATGTTGAAAAGAGTAACCAGATAAATGCTGAAATAACGAGGATACAGGAAGAGGGTAAGAAGGCGGGGCTCACAGAGGAAGTATCCACCAACGCACCGCTACTCATACAGGGGATTGCGAATAGGCTGGAACGTGAGAACGTTGACCCTGTTGAATTTCTTAAAAAGATATCGCTTAAGAAAGAAAGGTTTGCCGATATTAAGGCTTTAATCGAGAAAGGTAAGCAGGTTTTTCAGGCTGATATCAAAGAGCCAAAGAGAGTTGTTGCCCCTCGTGGTATGCTTACCATAGAGCAAGAAGCCTATACGATATCATTATTTGAGGAGGCCGACCTCTCTACCGTATTACACGAAGTCGGGCATATCGCGCTTAATGAATATACCAACCTTGAAACTCTCGGCCAAGCCTCGGAGTCGCTTATCAATGACATGGGCGTTATCCGGGAATGGGTAGGCGCGGAGAAAGGGCAAGACTTTACTATAGACCAGCTAGAGCAGTTTGCAAAGGGCTTTGAGGCATATCTCATGGAAGGCAAGGCCCCGACCTCAAGCCTTAGAGAAGCGTTTGAACGGTTTAAGCGATGGATGGTAGAAACTTACAAGACAGTAAAGGGCCTTGACGTTAAGCTCACCCCGAAGGTCAGGCAAGTATTTGACCGGATGCTATCGACCAATCTGGAAGTTGAGGCCGCCGCTGCCGAGGGTGGGTTCATAGTAAAAACAAAAGAAGAGATGAACGCGCTCGGCATGACTAAGCCAGATCAGATATTTGCGACACGGCTCATGGAGATTGTAGACCAGAAAGCGAAACGTAGGCTTGCGCGGGATCGGAACAAGGGCCTTGTAGAGAATAGGAAGACGTGGGCCGAGGAAGCAAGGAGAGAATTAAGGCGAGAGAATCCGGTTTATAATACGATAGACGAAATTATAAAAGAAGATCTTAGAATTGATCGTACAGAATTCATAGAAAGATATGGCGAAGAATCTTTAAAGCTATTGCCAAACCAGAAAATATTAAAAAAGGACGGCGCACCCATTGATGAGGTGGCTATTTTCTATGGCTATACAGACAGCAACGCCATGATAGAGGCCTTTTTCGCAACTCCAAAGCTTACCGTTGCCGTCAACCAGCGCGTAGAAGAGAAGCAGGCCGCACACGACGCACAGTTCAGGGCAGAGGATTACTTTGTCGATCTCAAAGAATACCGCGATTATCTTGGTGTGATGGCTCGATACATAGGCGGGAGAACTATTGACGAGGCCGCTGTCAATAAAGGCATACAGAGAAACATTAAAAAATGGGAAGATGAATCACGCGCTGAAGTCGAACTAATGAACGAAAATCGCGTATATGGTATAATCGATTCTATAATAAAAGAAAATGCAAGGCTTGATCGAGATGACTTTATAGATCGATATGGGAAGGAGGCTATTGGGCAACTACCCAATCAAAACGTTTTAATAAAAAATGGCGTTCCGCTCAATATAGCCGCCGAAAAATATAATTATATAAACGCCGAAGCAATGATAAACGCTTTTTTTAGAACGCCTAATTTTTCAGAAGCGACAGCCGAACGAGTAAGGCTTAACAACGAAACGCCCGGTAAGCTTGCCGATAAAAGTTTAATCAAGGATATAACCGAACGTACACAGGAAAAGATAGGCGCATTCCAGCAAAGAAAGGCAAAGGCTTCTGTTGTTACAGAGGACACCATAAAAGACCTTGCACGCCGAACGATGGCCGCGACAACGGTAAGAGACGCGAGAAGGGTTGACAAGTATATGTCTGCCATGAAAAAGGCCGCGTCAGATGAGCGGAGAGCGATTTTAAGGAAGGATTGGGGTGCTGCATCTACCGCGAGTGAGTTAGCGCGGTTTAACTATGAAATGGCCGGTCTATCGGTGAAGGTACGCGAAGAGATTGACACGATACAGAAACGCGCTAAGAGAATCGGTAAGCCTAAGAAAAAAGAGCTTATTGATATTACGCATAAGGAAGCGATTTTACATCTTGTCAATAGGTATAATATTGCCTCATTAGTACCGACAGACGCACTGGTAACGCCTGATTACGCGGCACTATTTGCTGGTGACAATACATCAGGTAACGAAGATGGGCCGAGGGTTGATGACGGTATACCAGAGCCAGAGTTTTTAAGAAGTAACGTAAGAGACTTTAGAGATCTGACAACAGAACAGTTAAGAGAGCTTGACAATGCGATAAGATACCTTGAAAAAGTCGGGAATCTTAAGCATAAAAAAACATTGTCTGACGGCGTAACCCTGGTTCAAGATATTGCAGACGAATCCGTTGCTATCTTGGATACGATGAAAGTTCTTAAGGTTTGGGAAAAGGGCTCGATGATGCGCAGGTTGACTGACCCGGCTAGAAAGTTCTTTTCAAGGCCAGACAGTCTAACGTTCACCGCAAAGTCAGCTGATGGATATACGAATCTAGGTAAGGACGGGATTAAAGGCCCAATAGAGAGATGGGTGATTGACCGCATAAAAGCCGCGCATAATGATATGATTATAAATGCTACAGAGATTAAAGAGATGATCGACCCGCATCTTGACCAGATAAGTAAGACGGTCAGAAAGTGGCACAAAGAGTTTGGTAACAGAATAAAGATAGAGGGCGTACCTGTCCCGGAGCTCATGAGAGATATAGGGCAGACAACAGGCTGGAAGGCACAACAAATATTCGCGGTAGCTTTAAACACAGGTAATAAAGGGGACGCGAGTAACTATCAAAACTTATTAGCCGGATATCCTGATCTCACGCCGGGGATGGTTGATGCTATTCTGGAGATGTTGACCGTTGAGGACATGCGCGCGGTTCAAGGTATATGGGACGCAATGGAGTCGCTATTTCCTAAGACGAACGAGAAACACACCAATATCAAAAACTTTAATATGTCTAAGGTCCAGGCAACACCGTTTACCTTCAAGGGGGCGCAGTTTAAAGGCGGGTATTATCCTATAAGGCACGATAGAGAGCTGTCTTATTTGGTAGATGACAGGGGCAAGAAAACCGATCTCTTTGAAAGTGACGAGGCGGGGTTTACTACCCCATACGCTAAATCAGGCCATACTATAAAAAGGATTAAGGGTGTAGCTTTACCGCTATTATTAGACCTTAGTGTAATAGATGCTCATTTCAGAGATACGTTACAGTATATCCATTTCTCGGAAGTGATAGCTGATTCCGATAAAATAACAAGAAACGCATCGTTTAGAAGATCCGCAACAAAAGTACTCGGTAAAGACGTTTATAACACCATAAGACCGGCCCTAAAGCATATTGCTAATCCGAGACGAGAAGGGCTTGACTTGCCGGGCGCGCGCGGTATCGAGTGGATGAGAGGCCTTTCAACCGCTTATATTCTCGCATGGAATACAGGTGTTGCTATTAAGCAGCCACTATCAACCTTTGGTGCTATCCGTGATATGGGTGCGAAAGCATACTTACAAGGCTTTGCCTCAACATTCACGTCTCCATCGATCCATTATCAAAAGATGATAGAATTATCGTCTTACATGAAAGACCGCCTAACCTCATTCGATAGGGAGCTTAAATCTGCTTTTTTGAAGCTGTCAAGTGAACAGAGAGGCGTTTATTTTGGCGACAAGAATGTGACGTGGCGGGATGTAGCAAACTTTGGATTTTGGCAAATAAGGATAGCAGACACAACAACAGTGCTTCCTATATGGAACGGGGCCTTTAACGATAAGCTAAATGCCGATCAGTCAAACTTGCAAGAGGCGATTAATTACGCTGATGATATTGTAAGAAATTCACAGCCGAGCGCGCAACCGCTTGATCTTTCCTCATGGCAAAGGGATGGTGGGGTTATAAGGCTGTTCTCTCAATTCCAGACCTTTACGGTCGGTAAGTATGGACAGAGGCAACGATTATTTTACAGAGCATGGCGCAACGGTACAGTATCGAACGTTGACTATGCGTGGTTTAACTTCATGGACGCCTTTGTGCCTTTGGTCGCAATCAATCTTTTACAGGCCCTTATATGGGGTAATGATCTCGGAGACGAGGAAACGCAAAAAGACATGGTCATTGATGTACTTCAAAGCTGGGCCTTAATGGGCGTGCCTATATTAGGTCAAGTTGCCAGGTCAATACTTAGGTATGGCGATCCGTTCGACAGCCCGGTATTAGAAACAGGCAATAAGGCCGTTCGTGGTGTGGTAAGTGGCGCTAAAGGACTGGCAAACTTCGACGATAGAAGGGCGCGCGAGAAGGCCCTATGGGGACTTGCGCACGTAGCATCGATATTATCAAAAGTACCAGTAGACAAAATGGTACAAAGGGCGAAACGTGGAGCAGAACAAGACAAAGGAGTGCCGGGCATAAAGTACTTAGTACCGGCACCACCTAGAAAACGATAAACAGGAGATAATCATGACAATAGCTGAAGCGACACCAATATTCAGATATGACGGGGATGACAATGCGACAAACTTCCCGTTCACCCAGATATTTTATGAGGATGATGATTTATTGGTAATACGTCTTGAGCTAGACGGTGTTACAGAAACCATCCTTGTAAAGGATGCGGATTATACGGTAAATGGTGTACTGACAACATCAGGTTCAGTTGACTACCCGATATCTGGCGATCCTCTTGCAACCGGCGAGCAACTTACCGTCCGAAGAATTACCGATAAAGATAGAGTTACTGATCTACAAGGCATATTTAAGTTTAGTACAGTAAATAATGACGCTGACCGAGCCGTCGCAATGGCGCAGGAAGCCCTTGAACTATTAAGCCGTTGCGCCACGTTTAAGGCGAGTAACGGCGATACGCCCCCAACACTTGAGGCGCTTATGGTTGGTACCGGAGACGGGAACCACGCTAATCTTGACAAGCTCGCATACGCATTGTCCGGCCATACCGGTTTCATGGAGAACATTCACTTCCTTTTATTTGATCTGGTCGAGCTCAACACAGATTGCGCGGTTAACAACGTGGGGCTTAGAGTAGGGTTCCCTATGCCCTTTGACGGGACCTTCCTCCAGTCGGATACCATAAGACACCTATACGCCTTTAATGAAACGGCGGGGGTTACAGGCACAGCAACCGTTGATATCCTTCTTAATGGTACGTCTATAATGACTACCGATAAGATAAGCATAGTCACAACGGAAAAAGACTCGTTCGTGGCTGGCACTCAACCGGTGCTAACGACAACGGCGTTTTCTGCCGGTGATATTGTTCAGATAACCCAGCCCGCTATCCGCACGACTCCGGGTAAGGGGCTGTCATTATTAATGGCCGTAAGGCAATCATAAGGAGATAAAATCGATGGCATTACTAAAAGAAGCTAACAGAAGGGAAAAGGCCCAAGCGTTAAACGCTTATTTAACACAAGGTACAAACGCTATAAACCAGTTGAAAGGTATAAAGGCAGGGGTTTCAGCACTTAAAGATACGGTTATAGCTGACGATGATTTTGCTGTGGAAGACCAAACAGACGTGCAATCTGTTATTGACCAGCTATTAGCAGGGATCGCTTCAATTTAGAGGGGTAAGGATATGGCTTGGTTTAGCGCTAACTGGAAATACAGAGTAAAGCTGACCGTACAAAGCTCTAAAGTGGAGGCTACGGAAACAGATATTCCTGTATACGTCGATCTGTCCGATGCCGACTCAGATTTTTGGAGCAATGTAAAATCGGACGGCGGGGACCTTATTGTAACGATGGCTGATGGTATTACACAGCAAGCCATTGAGGTGGTAGCCATAGATACAGGCACTGATACGGGGGAGATACATTTCAAAGCGAGCTCCCTGAGTAGTGCAGTAGATACAGATTTCTACGTGTACTATGGTAATCCCGGGGCGTCACAACCAGCGGCTTCATCTACCTATGGATCTGAAAATGTATGGCCGAGTAATCATAAAGGAGTGTGGCATCTAAACGAATCAGGGAACGGTGCTACTGATGAATTTTCTGAATCCACATCAAACGGAAATGATGGTACTGGTGGAGGTGGCACAGCGTCAAAAACCCCGGCGCAGGTTGACGGACAGATGGGTAAGGGGCAGCATGGTGACGGAACAGACGACTACATAGATTGTGCGACATCTTCCGATTATCATTTTAATAGGAATGATACATATTCAATTTCTATGTGGGTTGATTTCGATGTCTTGGGCGCGTATGAGATGTTGTTGTCTCGTATTATGGATGATGGCTCAACATACGCAGGTTGGGCGATATATAAAAGAGACGACAACAAGCTTGAGTGGCAAAACATATACCACTGGAGTACAGACAGATTAGCCGTCTACACTCGGCGTGACAACCTTTTCTCCTCTTGGCATCACGTAGTAACCACCTACAACGGTAACGGCGACGCGACTGGCGTTAAAATATATGTGGATGGGGTTAATGAACAACTTGATATTAGATATGATACACTGACAAGCGACCTATCAGACACGGGCCGACCTCTAATGTTGACCGGGCGAGAAGTTGGTGGTGCGCAATGGAACCCACTGGACGGTAAAATTGATGAAGTGCGCATAACGAATGACGTGAAACCCCTTGATCTTATTCTTACAGAATATAATAATCAGAGCAGCCCGTCAACCTTCTACGCTTTTGGCGCACAAGAAGCGAGTCCGTTTACATTCTTGCCTAAATTAATACGTTTCTAAACCATAGAGCCCAATAAATCGGCGAACTCATCGATCTTGTTAGAACCCATACACGCCCTGAAGAGATCCATATCCATAGCCGGGCAGGTCTTATTATTGTCAAGTTCGTAATGCCCTAATATATTCTCTACGCCGACATCGTACTTCTCCATCAGGTGCAGGCATAGCTTACGGGCGGACAATAGTTGCGCTTGGCTGAACTTACATTTACCGGTCTCTGGATCAGGCTTACCGATTAAGCATATCCCTATCGAGTCGGTGTTATGGCCATATACGTGCGCTCCCATTTTTTCAACTGGCCTGCCTATCTCGATACCGCCGTCAAATAGTTCGTTCTTGCTGTACCTTATTACAAAGTGATAGCCGATGAGAGGCCACCCTCTTTGCCTGTGCCACTTGTCTATTATTACCGCCCCGCCGAAGTTACTTACCGAACAGTGCAATACTATCTCGTTAATTTTTCTCATCGGGTATCTCCTCGTATCCGTATTGTCTATAATATCTGTTTAATCCTAAAGCGTTATCAATGGCGTGTTCTAATGTGTTACCATTAAAGTGTTGATATTTTATGTTAAATATCCCAAGATAAAAAGTAGAGTTTTCTGACTGATCCCCACACTCGCCCATATTAAAAGAAACGTAACTATCTTTTATGAAGTCTAGATACTCCGCGTCAGATAGCTTTGGTGTGTATTCTTTTTTATATATTTCGTGTAGCTCTATTCGTAATTCTCTACCATGTTCTGCGGGAACAAAGCTAGACAATATACGCTTAATTTCTTTTATTCTATCAGCACTTTTCATCAGTCATCCCCCTTACATCGCGCAAACAAGCCCTGCTTAATATTCTTCTTATGTGTCGCGACCTTCTCGTCAAAGTCAAGGTCTTTATCCTTCGCGATTAGCGTTGTCATCCCGCCAGTCATGCGCGATACCTCATCAACCGCCAGATCAATAACCTTGTTCTGCTCGGCGATCTCTTCAAGCGCATCCTTAAACGATTTATGAACCTCGTCGATCGTCATCTCTTTAGCTTCTCGGTCAATGCAGATAGGATCAGCGGTGAACGTCAACTCTATATCATGCACCATATCCTTTATATCGCTTATACCCACGCCAGCATCACATATAGCCTTAAATATCTGATCTTTGTCCATGTCCAGTATGTCGGCCCGCTCTGGATATTTAAAAGGGAAGCATACGCCTCCCTGCCCTTTCTCCGCCCCCATCAATATTGCGTTTATTGTACCTGTTTTAGCGTCGATTATCATTACCCGATCCTCCCGTTATTTTCTTTATGTAAATATTCCACGTTTAGTGTATTCTCAATATGACAACGTGTCTGATGACTTAAAGACATACTTCTTTTGTTCTTTTGATACCATTCTCTTGTTTCGTGATATTTATCGTGTTTAGGACTGTTAAATCCTTGTGCTTTGCCTGCCCCTATCCAATCACATAACATTTCTTTTCCATATTTATCAGGCATATCAAACAGTTTAAATCCTCCGTTGTCCTCTGGTAACATCCACCATTGCCAATGATGCTTATTCCTTTTTTGATGTTTTAGCCATGCCATATCGAACATGTTAGGCTTTTCTCTAAAATCAGGACATTTAGGAGCCTGTTCTCCGCCGGCTATACCGGAAAAATTAATTCCACATTGTCCATGCCGTGATATTACATTCTGGCATTCATAACAGGTCAAGTCTTTTTTCTTGCCATAAAAAAACTTAGCATAAGCAACGAACTCCGACGGTAAAAGTTTGCTCAAGTCATGTACGATTCCTCTCCAATACAATCCCATCTTAAAACATTCTATCATTACATACCACTTATGCCTGATGATATATTTTAGATATTTTAGATATTTTTTCATTTAACCCTCCTCGGTCTATTATCGATCTCTTTTAATATTCGCCAGACACCCTTGACCTTATGCTGCATTGTCCATTTAAACCCCTTAAACCTCTCCGCGCAGGTCTTAAACTTCACGTTGGCCGATTCTCTCAAGTACCCCTTTACCTCAACGAACTCCTGCGATCCGTCTGGGTAGAGTAGTAAGAAGTCCGGCGTGTATGTCGTCTTTGGGGCTAACGTAAACCGTACCGCCTCGTAATGCCACTCTACGATCTCACCGGCGGCGACAAGTTGATTAAGGTGTTGCGCGTATTCAAGCTCCCATAGGCTCCTATATGGTGCGTATGGAGCGGCCTTCTTTTTCTTGTTGTCTTTACCGGGAGAACCTTTACCCATGCGCTCTAAGAGCTCTTTGTATTCTTCTGGGGTGTACTTCATTTCTTCCCCTTCTTCGCGCGGTCAAACAGGTTTAGCTGCTCTCGTCCCCTTGCAGTCTTGCCGAGGTGGAGCCTTAAGTCGTTGAGGTTACGCATTATCTTTTTAAACGTGGTGTTTTCTTGTTTGAGCCCGCCAAACTCTTTGATAGCATTGTCGATACCTTTTAATAACTGGTCATGAGTAGGTGGCCCGAAACTAGATGTGTCCGAGTTAATACCGTTTACCTTACCATTCATCTCTATAAATTTACGCTTAAGCTCCGAGTAGCACTCTCTAATAATTGAAAGTTTTTCATTTTCTCTCTTAAGCGCGACGTTTCCCTCTTTCGTTCTCTCGTGCCGATCCATCTTTTCCTTGATGTTTTCACGTAACAAGGATATACCTACATACTTATAGCCATTACCAAACAAAGCCCTTATGACGAGCTTGGCGTTTACTTCTCCAAGCGCGCTTTTGGTTTTGAGTTTGGCGTTCGCTTCTTTAAGCTTGAAGCATTTCTCGGTTGATTCCTTGGTCGTCGCTATCCACCCGTCGCGATCTTTTTCAAGTTCTTTTATCTTTTCCTCGTGATTGAGGAACAAAGCTTTTATGGTGCTAACCCGATTCTCGCTACCTTCCATATCGTCTAAGGCCATGCCTAGTGCAGCGTTCAAATGTTTCGTTATTTCATACATAATAAGCTCCTCATTTCCAATATTAGCCGTTAATAATTAAAACTCTACCCCTGCTATGTGGTGTTTCCCTTCAAGTGGCTTATGTACCGATCAACCTCGCTGACAAAGACAAACATCCACCCCCGGTCACCATCCCTGAAAACATTAAGTTTGGTACGGTCAAACGTCTTAGATGAGTCAACACATTTCTTGATAAATTGAGGATACCCGAGAGTCCCGATCATCTCAACCGCTTCGTTTACCCTTATTGATTTATCGATTTTTCTTTTCTTCAAGTCTACTCTCCTTTTAATGATCGTCGTCTAGTTCAAAGTCGCTGCATATTATTTCTGGGTTAAGGTGTTTACGACGTTCGCAAGTGTCTGCTATCACGCAATCATTGCAACGATCACCTGATCCCTGTTCGGTTTCTTCGTCCAACTCCTTAGATGCCTTGCAATAAGCGTCCAAACCAACTTTTTCAAGTTGCAACCTATCATACATATGGGGCGTTCTTCTGTTCCCGCATTTTCGGTTACATCGAAACGCGTCCAGCTCGCTAGTATCCGATATGATCTTGCTTAAAAGCTCGACGATCTTTTCGTTAATGGCATCTTGCCGTGCTCGGCTCCGTATAATCGCCACCCACGTTATCACCGCTGCCGCGACGATCACCACCCCGAGTATTATCAATATTGTTGTTGTCATGTTACTCTCCGTTTAATTAATTTCGTTTTCGACTTGCCCCGCTTGAGCGATATGCTCGGGATGTTCCAAAACATACCGCTCGTCAGCAGGTGTTGTTAAAAGGGTATATCGTCGCCTGAAACGGTACTGTTGCCAGAATCAAGCTTTCTTTGAATCCAGATATTTTGTGCTTCCTTTTCCTCGTTCTTGTGATTGACGTACTTCTTTGTAACTGTCTTGACCTCTAGCTTTGTGTTGAGTAAAAGGTGCAAGCTCTCTGGAAGGTCTGAGAACTTACCGAGCGTCATGCCGCATATAGAGAGGTCGGTCTTTATAAACGGTAAAGTCTTGTCGGTTATCACGGCGTTTTTAAATAATAAGCGGCCCTCAAATGGCCCTGTCATTATCTTTAGTTTCCATGTAAGCATAGGTGTTTGCTTTTCTTTTGTCTCTGTCAAGTTCGCTTCATCAACGAACACTTGATATGTCCCGTCTGGTAGCTTTTCAAAGTCCTCGCCCATCGTCTCTGCGTCTTCGTATGTCTGATCGAATCCTGTTAAGTCCATCATTATTTAGCTCCTTTTTCTTTAAATAGGTTTTCTAATAACATGCCATCCTTGAAGAAGTCGACACGTCCCCCTGCGAAATAATCATTGCTATATACGCTCCTGACCACTCGCTCCTTTTTATCCTCTCTGTCCTCTATCCTGGCATATAGCGCGATATCAACAAACGCCGTGATAGCTTCCTCAATAGAGCCCGAGAAACACAAAGTAACCCTGTCAAAGTTACCCGTCCTTGTCTTTACTTCCTTTTCTTTAGAGTGTCCCACCAGCACAAGGCCGGTTGAAAGTGCAGCGAGCTTGTGTAACACCCTCATAAGCTCAAGCCTTACCCTTGCATAGCCCTTGCCATAATCAAGGTCTGATTCATGATCCCAGCCGTTTTTCTGGCATATATGCTTTGCGCATAACTGGTACATACCGTCAATCGTATCAATGATAATGGTTTTAAACTGATGCTTCCCTTCTGCGATCTCTTTTGCTATGGACAGAAAGTCATCCCATGATTCTACCAGCGGAGTTGAGAAGACACTAAGGTTCTTAAGCCCGGCCTCCGTTGGTATAAATAGCGCGCCAGGTATCCTTGAACACGCCTCGCTCTTTCCTATTTTGGGCTCACCATAAAGCAGTATGGTATACTCAAAAGGGTTTGTTTTCTTCTCGCTTTTCTTCGTTGGTAATGTTGTCATCTTCTCTCTCCTTATAATAGTTTTGTATGATTAAGGGATTATCCCCGCTGTTACATATCTTAAAAAATTCACATTCTCCGAAACCAGAACACTGAGACCTGTTCTTATAAAATGTCTTACACTTGCCAACATCCTGTGAAATATCCCAAACCTCTTGCCTCACTTCGCTAAGTCTTAGCTCATCGGTCAATATTCTTTCTCTATGGAATACCGAGCTATCGGTCAAGTATCTTTCTTTCAGTCTGTCGACAAACTCCTCAAATGTCTCATTTTGGCGTTGCTTAAGAGAAACCTTTTGCAGGATATTATAAATAACGCCCCTTACCTTCTTACCGGTCACCGTCTCGTATGCTATGGCGTAGAGCATAATCTGTAAATCGTGCCATATCCTTGAAATATATCCTACGTCCAGCTTCGCCGCAGTCTTATGCTCATGTAGCCATATCCCGTCCTCTTTTTCCTCGACCATATCAATGAAGCCGTGCAGGTTAAACTTGCGTGACTTCCTGCCGGTCTTTGGGTTTATGATCGGGCACTCATAAGGAAACTCTGTGCTTAGTATCTTGATGCCCGCATCCTCGCCGTGATATCGATTAACATATCCGGCCATCATTGCATGAGCCAAGGCGTTATAATGCGTGCCGGTCGGGTTGTTTTCGTTTATTATGCCTGCATAAGGCTTTTTATTATAATGCGCCTCTAGGCAGGAGTGTATAAGCTTCCCAAAAGATAACGCGTCTGACGACCTTAGCGGCTCAATTCGGTTGATATACCTAAACTTAAAGCTCTTGCGACAGGTGCAAAACCGCCTCATCGCCGAATAGCTTATTGTCTTTTTCTCCTTTAACATCTTTACTCTCCTCTATATTTATTGGCCCTGCTTAATTATCTATCTTCGTCTATCCCGTCAACCCTACCAGCCTTCACATCATCTTTATGAATAGCCGCGCAATCTCCTGAGCAGAATATATTGCTGTCAAAGTCGTCACCGGTACCATACCAAACCTCTGCCGGATTGTAGTATTTGTGGCAATATTGGCATTGGCTGAGCGTTGACCAGTCGATTTCTGATATAAGGCGGTCATAAGCCTTGTTACACCATTTGTCAATACAAAGCTCATGCACATCATCCCGAAAGGCTTTTATAATATTACACGACAAGCCATACGCATCACTGTTTATGTTCTCTATTATATATTTCTTCAGTATAAAGCCAGCTTTCCCCGGCTGTCCCCACACAACATCTTTATCTATATATGCTACTTGTAGGTCTCGTTCGCTCATTTGATTACTCCCATCAACTCATCTTTTATTTTCTCGTGTGATTTCTTGCCACCCGTCAGGTCGTGTATCTTGTTAACGGCTCGGTCAAGGGCGGCTTCTAATCTTTTCTTACCAATATGTTTATTTCTGCGTACATCTGCTCTTTCTCCTAACACTCTCCAATAATATGTAACAGCGTCATTCTCAGTCAAATGATTGCCCATTCTTATTTTTACGTCGTTAAAAAGAATCCAATTATCGCTGTTGCAAGTATTGTATAGTGTTGTTACTGCGTCAGCTATTAAAGTACATGGTTCTATTATTATTTCGCTCACTTCACCACCTCCGTCAGTACCCACACACAGGCCGCCGCCGTCCATGCGGATAGTATTGTTAAGTATATGTTAGTCATTGTGGTTATCTCCTCATATTTTACCTGCTAACCGCCCCCGATCAGAGGGACGATTTCGTCCTCATGGACTCGTCAGAGCAGGGGGGCTAATTAAAGCCTTCTATAAACTTTCTCATAGAAGCTGTATCGTTTAAAAACCCGCCCATAAGTTGTGCCATGCCAAGGCTTATACCGATATGCCCTTCCGTTTCTGGGTGCTTATTTAAGTCTGATGCCATAGAAGCTAACGCACCATTTATATCGCCATTATCTACATACTCTAATGCTCTCTTTTTACAAAAATCCATATGTTCCTCTCTAGTCATCTCAATCCCTCCCGGTTTATCTTCGTTAATAAATTACTTTGCTTGATTACCCTTCATCTCTTCCAGTAACCCTATCGCATCCTTAATAGCGTCCTTTGGGTTGTGCCTCGGCATAGGACACCATATTATACTTTCCGCTAGAGTAACCGGATCTGTCACCTTAACGCCGCCCTGATGGAGCGTGTGTATCTTTCTTGTGGTTGTTGATAGGTTCATTGGGTTCTGACTCCATCGTTAATTTTTAACTAATAATTTCAATAACCGCCTTAATAAAGTCGGTAGTGACAACACCACTATCACTCTTACTCTTTTTAGGGTCGTCAACGTGTTCTTGTAGCTCATGCAACGTCTTTTCATACCCCTTCATTTTTGGAAACATTACTCCCGTCCGCTTCATATGTGTTAAAGCGGCAAGTTTTAAAGTTCGCCCACAATATATATTATATATATTCGTGAATACATATAATGGGGAAACCTCTAGCGACCAAATATCAAACATTGAGTCGCCCCCGCGATGTATAGTGATTTGGTCACCAATGCTATAAAACTCTTTCACTGGAATTTTACCCAAATCCGTTTCAAGCTTTCTTATAACCTTATCATTAACTTGTGCCTCATTGAGAGGGGTTAGAGCGCAATCTATGTTTGCCAATATTTCGATTGGATCATGAAGTTTCCGTTCTATTTCTATCTCTTCTTCCTTGACTTCTTTCATGAAGTCATGCATAGGCATAGTTTTTAAAATCTTAACTTCGTACTTAACCATATTTTTGGGATCTTCTATATAACTTCGGATTTTAATCTTGACCTTTTCGCTAGTGCTCGGGATTTGATAGTGGGGCTTAACATCAAATCCATTATTGACGGTAATATATCTCTTGGGGGTGGCGTCTAAATCACCAGTGCTCCACACGGGACCGGCATGAATCTCGCATATAGCTATCTCTTCGGTTCTTGTTTCTGGCGGGGCAGTTATAATCTCACCAGATTTGAGATTATAGCCCAGGAATAAGACCTCCTTTATTTTATAAATTTCCTTCGCCATATAGTCAATGTTCCCGATCTCGTCCCCTTTAAATAACTCTAATGTAATTTCTTGCTTTGCCATTTCTACCTCCCTCATTATTTATTCCCTTCATCCTTGTTACACAATCTAACAAATTATCACACATTGTCAAGGGTTTTTCACACTTTTTTTATATCTATTTTAGTTTGGTAATGATATTGAGGGGTTAGGGAGTAAATTATTTTTATTTAAAATAAAGTTTGACAAATAAAGAACTATATTGTACATTATTAAACAATACAAATAAGGAGTGATTTTTATGACTGAAAACATAGAGCAGAAAACGGCTCACTTAACGATTGAAGAGGCCCGACAAGAGTTCGCTAATATGTCCCCACAATGGTACTGGCAAAAGTTAAAAAGCGGTGATCTGAAGTCCAAAGGGGGCGGCAAAAAAGGAGCGGTCCACCTGATAAGCCGGGAAAGCCTTGAGCAATATTTTAAAGGTGACAACGGTAATGGATAAGATAAATGTACTAAGCTTTAGCGGTGGCAAAGACAGCACGGCGACATTAATTCATTTGATTAAAGTGCTCGGCATTGTCCCGATAGTGGTGTTTTGTGATACAGGGAATGAATCAAAAATAACGCATGATTATATAGATTATGTTTCAGAACTATTAAAATCATGGGGTGGGTTACCTGCTTATTAAGGGGATGGGGTGAGAGGGATGGTAGATATAATGTGCAAAAACGAAAGGACCGGAGAAGAGAAAACACTCGAAGCGGTTCTCTTGGGGATAGGCAAGGGCAAAAGGAAGCGCAAAGTAGAACATTACTGTCGAGAGTGTAAAGAGACGACTACGCATTTTAAGTTTACGTCTTATAAAAAAAGCGATGATAGTGTTGAATATTGGTGCCTTACATGCGGCACACCAACATTTAAGGAGGAGTAAATGAAATATGTGTGTAGTAAGTGTGAAGAAGGATGTTTTGACCCGTGTGTATTAATTTTAGATGTATTCTATAGTAAGCCGACACTTTGCCCGCTTGACGGTGATGACGCTGACTGGCAACTAGAGGAGAAATAAATCATGGGAAAATATAAGATAGCCTGGTCATACGTAGACGATAAGCTCGACGATAGCAAGAAGCGTTACGAGCTAGAGGAATACGACGATCTGAAAGAGGCGAAGCAGGAACTAAGGCGGCTGAACGGAGCATGGCCGGCCTCTGCTATAAAACATTGGATAGAGGAGGATGGTGATGAAGATTAAAATATCATTAAAGGATCAGGTAGTTCGCCGTGATATAGCGGAGGAGCTTACCAAGAAGCTTAAGAGCATGGGGATAGAGGTGGAGAGCGCTTTACGCTGGTATAAAATGCCAGATGATATGTATAATGTATTTTTACCGAGAGAGGAGCGGATTTTACATATTGATGCTGTTCAAATATGTATCGCCCCCACCCTCCCCGAGATATTATCGGTGTTGCCAGACGAGATAGACGGGCATCAATTAGACCTAAACACGTTGGAGTACATAAAATATGTAACCGTTGCCCTTAACTGTGATATTCCACAATCTTTAGGGTATGATAAAGATGGGTGTATGCCTTATTTTAAAGAACGAGACGAGAAACTATCCGCTACGGCCGTCGCCAAGCTTGCGATATGGGCTATCGACGAGGGGCATATAAAAGGAGAGGAGGCCAACGATGATAATAGAACATTTAAAAAAGGGTGATTTCCCAACACACGTCCTAACGGCCGGGCACGTAGATAAACAGGTGTTTTTTGACGATTTCATGAAAGAAGAGAGCTATGTGGACGAATTTCAGCTTGACGAGGTTGAGCATATGTACATAACAGGCATAAGCCCAAACATTAAACTGTCAATGCTCAAGATAAATCAACATTCTGAGCCAGTAACGATATTAGACTATAAAATATGAGAGGACACCGATGACCAATAACCCGGAAGACAAAACCGACTCCCTCGCCACGATGAGGGAGATATACGAGATCGCCGCGCAGGTCAAGAAGAGTGAGGGTGGCGATGACCTGTAAAGAAATTGCAGATAGGATGGAGTCTTATAGCGGAGGAATGGAGGAGTTTGAAGTTGAATATGGTGGCGGAGATTTAAACAAAAGAATTGAAGAGTATATTGACGCTTATCCAGAAATGTACTCCGATGGCGTTATAAGAATTTCGGGCTTCTGCTATGAAGAAGCATACCATAAGGTAGATGGTAACTGGGCGTTAAAGTGGAAAAATATTGACGTTGAGGTGTTACGAGACTGGGCAGACACTTACGATAAATTTGATACACTAATGGCTATAACTTACAGAGACTATAAATTAAAAACATGTCCGTATGATATATTGGGGATGAACCGGGGCGATAGGTTTAGAGACCATAAAAAGAGAATTATGGACATTATTAAAAAGTTCCACCCAGACACGAACCCAAAGCTCTATGAAAGCAAGCCGTTTTATGTAAGCCCAGTAGAGCACAGGTTTATAGAGTTTAAGACTTTGATGAACGCATTTAATGAGTTAAAAGACTAACATATCACGAGTATGCCGACCGGAACCTTACGATCCCGCAACGGATGAACAGGCACGAGAGACGGAAAATGAAGGCGATTATGAGGAGGGGTGGATGATACCAGAATTTATAGCGTGGGATCCAGACGGCGAGGAAGGCGGTAAGTGGATATCACCGGACTATATCGATAGAGACGGTTTAGCGTGGTGGAAATCAAATTCCATTCCGACGTGTACCGATAAGGTGTACCCCTACATAGGCAGGAAAGACAAGGACGGGAAGAAGGTGTACGCGGGGAGCAGGGTTAGCTTTTTATTTAAAGAGGGTCACCGATATTCTGGTCACCGATATTCTGGAATAGTTGAATATGACGCTAGGGATTCATCATACATCATAGCGTTTAATCGCTGTAGCTCTTGCAGGGCTGGACAAGCTAAAGATATTAAAGTCGTCGGCCATATAGCTGAGGATGGATGCGGGGTGGTAAAACATGCGCAGGTTCGAGTCCTGCACTCTCCGCCAAAATAGTTGAAATAAAGTTTGACAATAAGGAAAAGTAGTATATAATAAGTAAAAATATAAGGGAGGTAAATGATATGTTTTATAAGTCCCCGTCGTACAGGGAAACAAAAAGAATGGCAGGAGAAGGAGAGATCCGTAAAGAGCTATATTCTGCTATAGTGCGCGGCGATATTGCCGAGATAAAAAAGGAACTAGAAAGGGGGGTTCCAGTCAATGCGGTATACAACGGTTTTCCCATAGCGTACATAGCCCAAAACGGCCCCATAGCGTCTCTAAAAGCAGTGCTAGATGGCGGGGTAGACGTTAACCAGCAGGGTAAGCTTGGGTATGCAGCACTACACATGGCGGTGATACACCAACCTAGGAGCAACTCAAACAAAAAGCTCGCGGTGGTCAAGCTTCTACTAGAGCGCGGTGCAGACCCCATGATAACAGATAGTGGGGGTAATGACGCGGTATACACAGCGAAGAATTTTTGTAAATGTAAAAAGACAATAAAGCTACTAGAAAAAGCATGTAAGGAGATATAAATGCAAGAATGGATCAGTATAAGCGAGGCCAGAGAAAAGATAATCAATTATAGTGATAAGAAGCTTATGGAGCTTATAGACACCGACAAAATAATCGGTACTAAGGGGAAGGGGAAGGGCGCCAAGAGGATGATAAATGTCGCTAGCCTTAGAGCTCATCTTGAATGTTTATCTCAACCTATGGGGTCGTAACATGGGGATTGTAAATAAAATCGATCTGAGGAGGGGCAGCAAATGAAACTAGAGTTTATAGCGTGGGATAGAGATAAGAGGGAGTGGGTTGATCCAAACAGTATATTTATCAGGGGCAATGGATTAATAGGTCTTTTTGGTAAACCGTTTATCACTAAAGAAATGGGAGAGCCTAAAAATATATCCATCTACCCCTACATAGGCCGCAAAGATAAGAACGGTAAAAAGGTGTATAATGGGAGTTTGATCGCCATATTGCGTGAAAATAAAATTATTGTGCAACGCACCATAGATGTAGATGATAAATATATTAAAGACAACATCCCTCCAAACTTAGGATGCGCTGGCACTCCATGGGCAGTCATCGGCCATATAGCTGAAGAGGTGGTATAATGGGAACAACATATATTGCAAAAACATTACAAGAGGCGGTTGCTTATATGTATTTAAAAGGTGGTGATTTTGACGATAAAAAAACCCTTATTTCTGGTGGGGCATATATGACCTATTTTTATAAAAAAGGTAGTAAGGTGGCTGTGTATGACGAAATTTACAAAAAGCTTTTTATTTATTAGGGGATTTTTAATATGGGAATGGAATACGCAAGACTATACTTTGACTTCTTCACCAGTGAGAAGACTCAATATCTCATAGATGAGTGCGGCGACAGTGGGCCGATCTGTTTGATGCGTTTATGGGTCCGAGCCGGTCAAAGGAATAATGACGGTGTTTTTTTAAAAAGTGGCAGAGCCCTAGAGAAAATAGCCGGGTGGAAAGGTGAAAAAGGGAAGCTCGTAAAAACACTAACAGATCCCGACTTTCTTTTTCTCGACGAAATATCAGAAAATGAGTTTGCACTGCATAACTGGGATAATAACAATCCTCACCTTGGCGAAAAGGCAAAACAAATACGTACAGATAAGGCTCGTAGAGCGGGTTTAGCCTCGGCGGAAAAGAAGAAACAAGAAGCAACTACAAGTCAACTACAAGTCAACTCGGAGTCAACCCCAAGTCAACTAAATCCAACTCAAGGTCAACTTGGTTCAACTAACGTAACTAAAGGTAAAGTAACTAAAGGTAAAGTAACTAAAAAAAGAAATATAAAAGAAAAAATACCATACGAGGAAATAGTTGATTTCTTAAACGAGACTTTGAAAAGAAATTACAAGCACACAACAAAGACCATACGATCCAAAATAAACGCCCGGTTCAACGAAGGGTTTACGGTAGACGACTTCAAGACCGTCATAACCAGAAAGCATAAACAATGGAGCGCTGACCCTGATATGATGGAGTACCTACGACCAGAGACGCTATTCGGTACAAAGTTTGAATCTTACCTTAACCAGCTAGAGAAAAAAGAAATCGACCTAGGGAGATGGGCATGATAAAGAAAAACGAAACGATACAGATATTACAAAGCATAGCTGACCGGCTGAATATAGGCACGGTAATAACGACCGCGATGGTGGAAGCGCACCATATTACGATATCAAAGCACGATATAGGCATTATAAAGGCCGCGAGAGATCACCTGGTAAGTGATTGGGAAAGGAACTACTTTCCTAAGCCATCGCATTTTAGGGAATATATTTTATCAGCCGAGAACAAAGCGAATATAGGGAAAACCACTTTTAATCCAGGGCCCAACGATGTAAGCAGTATGAGCGCCCGGGTAAGAAAGCTTGTCGGTACAAGTGAACGCAACATCGAGAGGCGGGCGAGAAACAAGGATAAGTCAAGAGAGCCCTGCGGGAAGTGTGATAAGCCTGCCATAATGAACCTGACCGCGGATGATTATTGTCATTACTGGAACCACCCGGTTTTCGACAAGTACCGAGGAAAGTATCTCTGCGGGAGATGCGTTGATGAATTAAACAAATCTTTAAAAAAAGGCGTGAAGGGCGGGTGAGTCGGCGAGCTTGTCGGCGGGATAGGGAAATAAAAGGAGAGAGATATGGCACGTATGCAGTCAACGCCGGTACTAGTATCAGATTTTATACGATGTGGGCCGGTCGTTTCGTTACCGTCGAAAGAGGAAATATATGAACATTACTACAAGATTGAGCTTAAAAAAGCAGAAGAAGAGCAGCGTAAATACGATAAGATTTATAACATGGTTTGTTTTGGACGTATGATAAAGCCTACCCCCAGGATGATTCTTGGGCTAAGGCTTGGCGATAAGCTTAAGGACCATAGGAAGCGGATAATGGAAACTATAAAAGAGTATCACCCCGATACTAATAAGGATTTTTATTGTTCAGATTATATAGAAACAAAGCACGATAAATCGCCAGTATATTTATTCGCTCTATATGTGTCAGCTTATGACCTTATTAAACAGGAGGACCAACCATGCAACAAATAACCTTACACCGTAAAGGTGGGCGTAAGCCGTGGGTGTTTGAGAGGAATAGCCAGGTTTATGCTTTTAAATATAAAGAAGACGGCGAGACATATTCGATATGCCTTCAATCAGACAACATAATGATAGGGGTGTTGGAGGTCGAACATTTTGGAGACGATTTTGATGAGTGGTTTGGTGAATATAAGGACGTAAGTAAGCAGATCCACGCGAGCCACTTTGTGCTAGGCAACGTGACAATAACTTTTTAGAGGAGAGAGGAAAATGGATCAATTAGAGAAAGCGAAAGAAGCTGTAGAAAATACGAGAGAGTCAGGCCTATATACGAATCAAGCTATGTGCGAATGCCTGCTCAGCATAGCGATATCGTTGGATGAGAAGAACAAGGCAAATCAGATTATGCGCAAAAGCTGGCTAAAAGAACACTCGAAACTTTCAATGGAAGAAAGAAGAGAGCTACACACACAAGTACCGCCGAACCCAACCTGCCATTATTGCGGAGAGGAGATCACGGGATCGTTCTGGTATAGCACAAAAGACCAAAGGACGTATCATACTAACTGCCATGACGAAAAACATCGACGCATAGAAACAGACGGCAGTATAGCAGATCCCAACGAGACATAACACCCCACACGGCAAAAGTCTATAGGGGTAGACGAATACAAAGCACCTTAACGCATACCCTAGCATGGGTTGAGAAAATGAAGGGCTTAAAATGGAGATGAGGAGGAGGGGAGTTTGATAGAAAATTACAAAGATAGCGTTGTCGATAAAAAGAACCGGTTTGAAGATGTTAAAACGCTGGGGATAATAGTTGACCGATTTAGTAAGCTAGATGATCCTGCGATACAGAGGATTTTAACTTACTTATTATCGGCATATAAACCCAAGCTTGTGGAAGCTCAAGAACATACTTCCGAACAGATCTCCCTGATGACGGTAGAGCAGTACAAGAGAAACAGAGATCGGATATTAAGGTCTCTCAATAGACCGATCTAAGTCCCTGATCGGTAGGTGACGACCAAACGCACCCTTTTTCGGACTAAAATATTTAAAGAAAAAAACTCATAAAAACACGGCGGTTAGGGACCATCAAGAAAGAATGATTAAATATCGATTTGTAAATAGGTATATAAGAGGGATAAGTTATGTATAGGGTATACCTATTAATCTTGTAACTGTGCGGGATTGTTGAGGTAAAAAAAGTGGAGGGTAAAAGGGATGAATAAAGCTGAGGCGATTGCAATATTAGGTATATTGGCAGGAATAGGATTGATGTGTTATGGGTTTAATAAGCTATCGACTTTACTTGAAATGTTGAAATAAGGGAGGACTCTTAATGGCATACGCTGATCCACTCTTTGAGATTAAGCAAGAAATACTTGCCCGGCGAAAAAATGCCGAGGAGATGGCCGAGTTGATGTTAGGCGGGGAACCTATCGGGGTTGAGTTTGACGATGATTTTAAGGAAAAAATAGACGGGGTCGAGGAGGTTTTAAAACATTAAACGGGAGGGTAAAGATGAATGAAACAATACACCCCTTGACAAGCCAAAATAAACCTGTTATCCTACATGGGAGAGTTTTACTACTTTTTTTTATTTTGTTTCAGGGGGCGGCAGAGATACGGCACATCAAACCCGCCCTCACCCCTAAAGAGGAGTCTCAAGCATGGCGTTTCCGATAGTACCCGCAATAATCACACTAATAACAAGCCTGCCTGATATACTAAGGGCCGTTAAGATCATAAAGCCTATCAAGGATAAAATACTAGAGGTTGAGAAGACCACTAGAGACAACAATACCGTAGGCATACCGAAACCAAGAGATATACTCAACATAGAGAAGCACGCTATAGTCGCTAAGTGGGTAAAGCTCCATATACTACCAAACATAAGGCGATACGGCTTTGATGAGTATGACGTTGATACCATAATCAGGTTTATAGTTCTGTTCGTTCGCAAGATGAAGAAGTTAAGACGGTTCAAAGGATAAGGGAGTTTATGCCAGGATCACCTAAGAAGGCAGGGTCATACATGGAACCCTCCAAAAAGTTCTATTATCAAGAGAACGATATCGACAAGATCCCTTATGCAGGGCCCGAGCAGCGGAGAAGGGCTAACGATAGGCCCAGATTGTCACAGGAAGGCCAAGAGGTTGTTGATGCCGTAAGGGAGTTGGTCGATTGTAGATCAGGGTGCGTCCTGCCTAAAGAGCTTATAAATTCTCTTGGACACGTGACCGGAGAACTAAAGAAGGCCGGGGACGGCAGTATAAGCCGGGGGATAAACAAGTTTGTATCTGTACACGAGGAATCAGATGAGTTCTTTACCGGCATAAAGGCCACCAAGTCAAGGGCATGGTCTACGTTGGTTTATGGGATGGTACTTGCCATGTTAGGGTGGATCGGTATAAAGCTGTATAAGGGGTAGGTAAATGATAGATAAAACAATAAGCATACTAGCGATAACGGCGGTGTTGATGATGTCGGTAGTATGTTGTATGCTTCAAATAGAGAAGGAAGCAATAGGCGATCCCGTAAATATAGAGTGTCTTGACGCTCCTGTTGTGTTTGAGGGGATATGATGCTAACAACACTTAACAGGTTAATAAACAAGCTAATTAAGATACTGCCGGACAAGTTCTACGGCGAAGTTAATATAAAATTTGAGAATGGCAAGATAGTCAGCTTGAAGAAGATAGAGAGCGTAGAAATAAATAAAAGATAATAACCACATACTAGCTATTGAACTCATGAGCGGGGGCGCTGGCACATATCAAGTAGTCAAGGTTAGACGTTGGTATAATGCGGAAAGCACCGCTCGCTAGTATTACAACTAAATAAGTAAGGTATTGGAACAACCAAGCCTCATTGATCCTAACGGATTCGTGGGGCTTTTTTTGTGAGGGAGAAGGAATGGGAAGGGGTAAAGGCAGGCCGACAAAGTTTACACCAGAATTGGGTGCAGAGATATGCCTGCGCATAACAGCAAAGCCTTTTCCCGAAAATAGCCTAACTAGAATATGTAAAGACGAAGATATGCCATGCAGGACTACGGTATATATGTGGATTTTAAACGCTGCAATAGAAAGCGCAAGCGTAGAAGAAAAAGATTTTCTGAACCGTTACAATACGGCGCACCTGATTAAGATTGATAATATGTATGATGAATCCTTTGAGATTGCCTATGATGATGCTGATGATATATTAGAAAACGAAAAGGGATATATCGGCAACTCAACCAATGTTGCACGCGCAAGGCTTAAGGTCGATTTGATTAAATGGGCATTATCTAAACTAAACCCTAAGAAGTACGGCGACAAGATACAGACTGAGCTAAGCGGGACAGTAACGACAATGACAGCACACGAAAAGATGATGCTTGAGATGATAGAGAAGAACGAGAACAGGAAGAAATAATGTCATCAGCCATACTACACAACAAGACAGACAAACAAAAGCTAATCAGCGAGATCGCAGAGGCTTTTATTGATTATTGCAGGGACTTCTTGAAGGTCAAAGACTTTGAGGGTAATCTTGTTCCGTTTATACCGAATAGTCCCCAGGTTAGATTCATTTACGCGATTGTAACGCAATGGGTTAACGTAGGATATATCCGCGCCATTATAGCAAAGGCCCGAAAGATGGGGTTCTCAACAGTTATTACCGCGTTTATCTTCTGGCGATTAAATATAAACAAGGGGTTGGGTGCTATAGCAGGCACGCACCATCAAGACACAAACTCCGTGCTTGTCGATATGTACAAAAGATTTCACGACAATCTCCCGGAGAAAATACGGCTAACAATAGAAAAGTCAAACGCTAGCGGTGTGAAGTATCGCAACCTTCAAACAGAGTATTATGTATGTTGCGCCAGTAACGCGGAAAAGGTCGGGCGGGGGCCGACAGCTCAAATGATCCACGTATCAGAGATTGCCCATATAGACAACGCAGGCGCATTGCCCAAGAGCCTATTTAATGCGGTCGGTGGATTTGTAAAAGATTCTATGATATTTCTCGAGTCAACGGCCAACGGTATGGATAACTACCACCACAAGCTATATACGAAGGCAGAGAGCCGGTCAGATGGGTGCGAGTATATTGCCTTCTTCGCTGCATGGTACGAGGACGACAGATATGTCAAGCCGTTGCCGCCACACTTTATTTTAACCGATGACGAACTTAAAGAGAAAGGGCTTTACGGGTTATCAGATGAGCAGATGTGCTGGCGTAGATCAATGATTGCTCAAATGGATGGCACGCCAGAGCAGGCGGTAGCTCAGTTTAGGCAGGAATATCCGGGTAATTCAGTTGAGGCATTCCAATATAGCGCGACCGAAAGCTTTATTGAGGCCAACCTTGTGCTCTCTGCCATGAACAGACCGCAGTATAGATCGGTCGGGCCGGTTATAGCCGGGTATGATCCTTCGCATAAAGGTAAGGATAGGGATGCCTTTGTATTGAGACAGGGCGCAAATCTTTTTGGGCTTGAGACCCCGCGCTTTGGAGAGGACTTTGAGGCAAGGGTCAGGTTTCTAAAAGAGAAGCTAGACAATAAAATATTGAATATTACCATGCTTTTCATAGATGCTGGCGCAGGTTATCAGATAGCGTCAAGGCTTGCAACTGACGGGTATGGCAAAAGGGTGCGTAGAATAGAGTTTGGTACTGCCGCGGATAATAGCGTCAAATATCCACTAAAGCGCGACGAGATGTTCGGAGACTTTAGGGAGCTTATGGTTGACAAGCAAGTTCCTTTGTCAATCGAGGTAAGCGATGAGCTCAAGGACGCCTTCTTGCAGGATTTGACGCTTACAGGATATAAGTTTGACCATAAGGGCAGGCCAAAGATGCAAAGTAAAGATAGCCTGCCGATGTCAACAGACTTGACCGACGCATCTATCCTCACGGTAGCACAGAAGATAATCGGGCCGCACGTATCAGGCAATATACATCATCACGCAGTAGACAACACGGATATATTCAATCATTAAGAGGTGACGATATGGGCGGTGGATCAACTAAAAAACTATGGAAGGACTTAGGTACCGCGGCGATAGTGGGTACCGCGACGGCTGTTGGTGGCCCTTGGGCGGGTGCGGCTACTTGGGGCGCCTTGAGAAAGTCAGAAGGCAAGTCCGCTATCGGGTCCGACATCAAACCAAAGATACCGGGCGCGCCAGACGTACCAGAGGTTCCCGGCGATGAGGATGAACGATTGAAACAAAAGGCAATCCTGGACAGGATACGGAGGGCGGCATTTACCGGTGAGGGTAGAAAGGCAACCATAGCAACAGGCGGGCAGGGCGTTACTGCCAGAGCCTCAACACTAAGACGAACACTTACGGGAATAAGATAACATGGCACAGCTTAACATAAGGAAGAGGGACATAACGCGATTCAGAGAGTTGCAGTCAGAGCGTGACGGTAACGGGTGGACTGACAAGTGGAAAGAGATTAGAAACTACATCTACCCACAGGGCGCCCGGTTTGACGATGATGACCAGCCTAACGATGGTAAGCGTAAAGATAACTACATAGTGGACTCAACCGCTAGGATAGCGCACAGGACACTAACCGCCGGTATATATTCAGGCGTTACATCCCCTGCAATGTTATGGTTTAAGTTCGTGACTACTAACGCCACACTCAAAGAGCTCGCCGAGGTTATGGACTACTTTGACGAGGTGACAAATATAATGTTTGCTGACCTTGCACAGTCTAATTTCTACACAACGGCTGGCTCAACCTATGCGGCGCTTAGCGCATTTGGTACGGCAGCGGTACAGATAGAGGCTGACCCTGACAAGGTGTTTAGGTTTACACCGTTCGCAACGGGACAATATGTAATAGACACCGACTCAAGCGGACTGGTGAACTATATAGCGCGTGAATACTCTATGCGTGCGAGGAACGTAATAAACGAGTTCGGCGAGGATAAGGCCTCTGATAAAGTAAAGGCTATGGTGGCTGGTGACAAGACAGGCTCTAATTGGGTTAAGATAATACACATCCAAGAGGAGAACGTGGATCGTGACGTAACTAAACTGGACTCTAAGAATAAGCCTTTTAGGTCAGTATACTACGAGGCAGACGCTAACGAAAAGCCACCGTTGAGGGAGTCGGGCTACGATTCGCAACCATTTGTAGGCGCTCGGTGGGAAGTTCACGGGGATAATGTTTACGGAACTGGCCCGGGAGAGACGGCGCTCGGAGACGTCAAGGCACTACAAACCCTTGTTAAGGATCTGTTAATCGCTGTTGCTAAGAAGATAAAGCCGCCATTGGTGGCCAACGCATCAGCCGGAGACCTGTCAATCAACACATCGGCCAGCGCGGTAACATATACCAACGGGGTGACGACACAACATGGCCCGATAATAGCACCTGCTTATATTGTAGATATACAGATCAATGAGCTGTTGCTTGTGATACAGGCGCATCAGGAGCGCATAAAGTCGGTATTCTTTGCTGACCTGTTCTTCATGCTGTCTAGCTCTAATAAGAAGCAACAGACGGCCTACGAGATAGCCGCTATACAAACTGAGCTTTTAAGGTTGCTCGGCCCGATAATAGAGAGACTATACCCGGACGACCTAAAGATACAGCTATCAAGGTGCTACGACATAGAAAACGAGATGGGTCGGTTACCGATACCCCCAGACATATTGCAAGGCACTGACTTTAAGGCAGAGATTATATCTCAAATAGCAATGGCACAGAAGCAATCGGTCATTCAGCCGATTGAGCAGATGATTAGCATAGCAATGCGGGCAGCAGAGGCATGGCCATCGGTACTTGATAAGGTTAACATAGATCAAGTCATGGATGAGGTGCATAATGCTCTAGGCCTACCGGCAGGAACCATAAACTCTGACGAGGTAGTGGCTAAAGTTAGGGCTATGGAGGCCCAGCTGGTACAGGAACAACAAGCAGCGGAGCAGGCACAAAGCATGGTTGACAATGCGCAGAAGCTATCACAGACAGATGTTAGCGGCGACAACGCACTTACCGCACTGACGGGGGCTTAATTGAGAAAAGAGGATACAGAGAATAGCGATAAAACATCACTTGAGGCTAACGTACAGACCCGCGATAAGCTTGTGAAAGAGGCTAATCTGCTGGAAGCGTTTAAGCGTACCGTAAATACGCCCGAGGGTGAAACGGTAATTAAGTGGATATTAAGAAGGACTAAGGTGCTGGATAACCCATTCACCAATAACGGGCATACAGCATTTTCACTTGGAGAGCAGAATATCGGTAGAGAGATAATGTTTAAGCTAATAGACACAGGGCTAGACCTTAAACTTACCGATCTTATAGAAGAGGTTAACAATAATAGATTGAATTATATCAATAATGAGATAGCAACATTAACGCAAAATATAACGGAGGAAAACAAGTAATGGCAGACGAACCAACAATCGCAACGCCCGCGACACAGGGTAACACCGACGCGCCGGTAGCGACAGAACCAGTAGTAGAAGCACCGACAACCCCCGGTTTAATGGGCGGCGAGAAAGCCCCCGAAGCAGAAGGCTTGATGGGTGAGAAGGCAGACGGAGAGACGAAAGACGACCCGGCGACAAGTGACGCCAAAGAAGGTGAAGAGAATACACTAGAGGGCGCACCCGAAAGCTACGGTGAGTTTACACTCAACGACAGTTACCAGATGACCGATGCGGACGTGGAAGAGTTTACAGCATACGCCAAAGATAATAACTGGTCAAAAGAGACAGCTCAACAGGCCCTTAACCTTGACATGGCTAGACAGGCGAAGTTTGCTAAGAGCCAAGACGAAACACTCAAGGAATGGCAGACAGAGGTCAAGAAAGAGTATGGTGACAAGTACGCGGAAGAGATCGCGGTGGCGGGTAAGGCTTACGATACGTTCGCCTCTAAGAAGCTACAGACGCTCTTTACCGAGGCAGGGCTAAACTCTCACCCGGAAGTTGTCAAGATGTTCAACGCTATGGGTAAGGCCATCAGCGAGGATAGCTTTGTGAAGGGTGGAAATGCAGTAAAAGGAAAGAATGAGGGTGGGCTAAAGGATATGTTTAGTGACCTCAATAATAAAACTTAAATAAAGGAGAACAAGATGACAGACTTCAATAAAAAAAATACAATACAGCATGTCATGGCGGCAGCTACAGAAGATGGTGCAATGCTCGAGGCGGCTGACGTTATATCGAAATCAAACGAACTAATGGCAGTATTGCCGATGTATCCAACTAACCTGCCATTCGCTAACAGATCCCTAAGGGATGTTTCGGACTTTGAGCCGTCTGCGAGAGCCGTAAACTCTGGCTCGGATACTGGCGTTAATGAGACAGAGCAAGTAGAGGACAACCTTGTAAGGTTTGAGACAGAGATCGCAGTCGATGAGCAAGCCCTTGTCGGCATTAACGACCCGTCTCAGTGGTTTGCAGACCAGATAATGAAAACGTCCAGAGGGTTTTCTAATGTCGCCGCAGGGCAGACTATAAGCGGGGATTATTTAGCTGATCCCGGCAAGCAGTTTGATGGGCTATTGAAACGTAATAACGCGCTTCCTGCTTCGTCAGTAGACGTAACAGACAGATACTATAATGTAATACCGGGCGGCGGCGCTGGTTCCGATAATACAAGTATCTATCTTGTTGGTCTGGGCAAGGGTGGAGTACACGGTATATACTTCAAGAACGGCCAGGCGGGGCTACAGGTTAACCGTAAAGGTAGGCAAAGAGTAACAGATGCAGCCGGCAGGCCTTACTGGGCCGAAACCGCACAGATGATATGGGATATCGGCTTGGTAGCAACTAACCACAGGGCTATGGGGCGTATACCTAACATCGATGATAGCGCGTTGACACTTGATGCGGCTACCGGTGCTAACGTTACATTACTTATGATCCAGCTACTGAACAACGTGAAGCATAGCGATGACGGGCTTACACCGTATTGGTTGATGAGTAATAAGCTTAAGACTTATTTCCACACCCAGATAACTTCTAAGGCAAACGTCAACATCGCTTTCGATAAGGATGATTTCGGTAAAATAAGACCTGTGTTCGGCGGCGTGCCTATCCTTAGGATGGACGAAATCGGCATAGCAGAGGCGCTGGTATCTTAATAACAATTAACTAAATGGAGGGTTTATATAATGGGCATGATAAGAGATGCGTACAGAACATTTATGGACGGCGCGATAGGAACATCACAGGGTACTACCTATACAGACGCTTTTAATGTAGGTGAGCAAGGCTTCCCTATAGACAAGATGCACATTTACGGACAGATAATAGACGCTGCCACATCAGGGGGGTCCGCAACTGTTCAATTTGTAATTGAGAAGGACACCACTTCTGCCTTTGGTTCCGCAACCGAGGTATGGGATTCTGGGGCTATCGCGGTCGCAACGTTGGTAGACGATTATGTCATCAAAAACGCTGTCATAGATAGCCTTGATTGGCAAGAGGCGGTAGGTAGCGATACTTGGTTACGTATCAAGATAGTAATAGCAACGGCAGACTTGACCGCGGGCGATGCTTTCTTTGGCATAGTGTCAGGCACACCACCCATCAATACAAGAGTATAAAAGGAGGAGTTAGAAATGCAATTCAAATGTAATATCGCACCAAACGCAGTACCGTGTACATCTATCAAGACACACGACCCTACAACGGGCAAGAAACTTGACAAGCCATTAAAAAGCTACAAGGTAGTCAAGAAGGGTAAAACAGTGACATGGGTAGATAGATGCTCACGTAAACATTTCATCGCGGTAGATGAAGACGCGAAGGCTCTTAACGCTAAAGACTTTAAGGACATGAAGGATGAGCTTGGTGCCCTAAGAGCTAAACTACCGTCAGATGCTACGTTTGCGGAGTGCGCGGACAGTCTCGCTAAGATTGAAGCTAAAAAGTTATGGAAAGAGTCCACGAAGGCACAAAGGGTTTTTACACCAGAAAGCGAAGAAGCTGACAGCACCACAAGCGAGCTGACGAACAAAGAGATAAAGGCTATCCTTGACGCTAACGATATTGAGTATCCAGCCCAAGCTAACAAGGCAACGCTAACAGCCCTTTTACCGGCAGATGAATCTTAATAATGTAATATTACCGGCGGGGGTGTAACTGCTCCCGCCAATATTAAAGGGGGTATGCAACATGGCAGACGGTATTCCGATAGTTCAGGTGTCTGGTGGTATCAACACCGAAATGATACAAAACAACAAAATAATAGTCGTTGATGCTGGCTATATTAATCAGATCAGAGAAGGTAATATTGATGGCCATGTTTACGTACACATAAAAGGCCATAATCACGGGTTAGCTACAACCCCTCAAGAGCTGTCTGCTTTAGGAACTGCTGCTTTCGGGAACTGGCCCTCTGTTGCGGCAGGGGCTGTTATAGTAAGCGATCACGCCCAAGATAAGGTAGATGGTACTGGTGCAAGGTCTATCCTAGTGAAAGGGCTTGATAGTTCATGGGAGTATGCAGAGGCAACGATTATACCTACGGGATTAACGCCTACTGCGGCTACATCCCAAACATTCATTCGAATAGACGAAATAGAATTAATAACCTCCGGATCGGGGTTGACAAACGCGGGGGATATATCTCTTTCGATTAGCGGTGCTGACATAGTGGGAATGTACGTCAATCACAGCGTATCGAACCCCGGCAGAAGAACAGTTCCAGCGGGCCAGATATTGTATCTTGAGAACTTAGAAGGGTCATCGGTCGGCAATAAGGAAGTTACTTATCATATATATGGTAGAGATAATACGGTTGCCGATGCACCGTTTAAGCTAAGAACTACATGGCACTCTCTAGACGGTGGATTTAGACCAGGGTGCAAGTTATTGCCTTTTACCGAAAAAACAGATGTGATTATAATATCGCATACAGAGGTCGCCGGTGCCAAGGCTAGTGCAAGTATGGAAGGGTGGCTGGAAGTAGTATAATAGGGGGACAATATGACATCAACAGACTTATCAAATAAAGCACTCGGCAACATATCCATGTCAAAGATTGATAGTATAGACACGGTTGGTGATGCCATATCAATTGCTTGTAAGGATAACTATGACGATACAAGGCTAGAGTACCTTAGACAGGCAGACCCGAGCTTTGCTAGACGAGAGATTGCCCTTGCGTTGGCGTCTGGTGAGGAGTCAGTTAAATGGCAATATGTATATGCTTATCCGGCCAACACCTTAGTATTGAGAGAGATATGGAACGGGGCAGGTAATAACAGCCCGAAGGTAGAATATGTGATAGGATCTCACGGTTCATTGACCAGTAGCGTCATACTAACCAATCAAGCTACTCCGACAATGTTCGTCACGGTTGACATAGAGAACCTGAACGTATGGCCCGCTAGTGATATACTGGCATTTTCTTACCTGCTAGCGTCTAAGCTTGCCAGCTCTGATATAAAGAAAGATATGCAGTTAAGCGATTTAATGATGAACAGATACCTAGCGGCAATGGCTATGTCGAAAGCAACCAGTCGGCAAGAGCAGTTTAAGGAACTGCCAGACTATGAAACTTACATCAACGCGAGGAACTAATGGCTAAGATAGAATCATTTAGTTCGGGTATACTATCTCCAGCCCTTGACGCCAGCACGGAAGTCGAGAAGCACCGCTACGGCCTTAAAGAGTGTACTAACATGATAGTTGACCAGCTGGGCGGGGTAAAGAACCGTCCTGGTACTGAACACGTCTGCGCTGCTCTCGGAGGCAAACTTGTTCCATTTCAGTTCAATGTGGAACAGGGGTATATGCTTGAGGTAGGAACTACAACCACAGCGATGCAGGTCATAAAGGACGGATCGCAGGTATTGACCGACCTCGTTGACACATCAGTATATAAGTGGACAGAATCAGTTGCACAGGCAGGAGAGTATCACCTTGAGCTTGCGGCAGGTGGAGATCCGGGAATATTATCCATACAATACCTCTTAGAAGATGGGTCTAAAATGACCGAGGGTTCTCTCGGCAGTCTGGCAGAGGGCGAGTGGAAGTATGGTAACAATGATACACTTGGATACAATACACCTTATGTCCGTATAGTGGGAACGACTGACCCTGACGGGGAGTCAACGGGCTACATACAAGCACCTGTCATGGTAGCGTCACCACTGACCAGCATAACCGACTTAAACTATACTCAATCAGCCGATACTTTATACTTAGTAAACGGCGTTGACGCACCACATAAGCTTACAAGAAGGTCACACGTAGACTGGGATTTTACAGAGATAGCGTTTGAAGATGGGCCATATAAGGCACGCGTGCCATTGGTAGATAGCAAGGTAAGCATAAACGCAAAGTTTATTTCAGGCGTTATCTGGGAGTTCAAGGCAAGCTCGGCCATATTTGGTGATGTTGGGCTTGGTGAACCAGTAAGGCTTGGGTTCCCTGTACAGGGCGACTCATCTACTATATATTGGAGCTGGTTTATTGTATCGACATTAACAAGCGATACTGTTATCCGCGCAGAGGTTCAGGGAGATCAGACGGTAGTCAAGGAACAGATCACCAACCCTAAATTTAAAGACGGACTTACGTTTTGGGAGGATACTACCCCAGTACGAACCGTTGCCAAGCTTACTTACGATAGTGCAACTTACACCGCTGTGCTAACAGAGGACGGGGTGGCTGGCGAGGCCCGAATGGAGCAGTTAATATCTACGTTCGCCAACAGAGGACATAAGCTTAAAATAGTGGTTACTTTAACCGGAACGCCCCCCAATATTATCAATGTGCATATCGGTACAACATCAGGTGGGACTGAGGACGACCCGGCCACGCCTATAGTAATAACGTCATCAGGAACCTATGAGTTTGACATAATACCGTCAACAAACTTAATATATCTTAGCCTAAACACCAATGGCTCTACTAATGGCGTTGTTGCTAAATTTAGTTTAATATCGGTAACAACGACAGACACTTTGGTCGCCGGGGCTACAGAGCATAACACTAACGACTGGCGACTTGCCGCATGGAACGCTACATACGGGTATCCATCAGTAGTTGAGTTTGACCCTATGTCTGACAGGTTAGTGTTTGGCGCAACCCCATCAGAGCCGCAGTCATTATGGATGTCTAAGGTCGGCGATTATGAGAATATGGGGTTTAGTACCCCCATTATTAGCTCTGACTCTTTCGGGATTACACTTAACGCAAGGCAACTGAACGGCATTGAGTGGATGTTGCCCATAGACAGCCTAGCTATAGGGACGAAGGGATCGCTGTGGAGGCTTACTGGCGGCGCTAACTACGCTCCCATGACACCTACATCCATAAGTGCCAGGCAGCAGAGCAAGACGCAGAACTCTAGCGTCTACCCCGAGATAATCGGCAAATCGATAATCTTGATAGAACGTAACCAGACCAGTATAAAAGAGATGACATATTCTCTTGATGCTGACGGTTATGGTGATAGAGATCTGACATTTTTAGCCGGGCACTTATTTAAGGGGCTATATAACCCTAACCCGTCAGATCCTGGAGGTCAGCTTAACTCTATTAAGTTAATTGACATGGCCTATGCGGAAACACCAGACTCAATATTATGGTGCGTTCAAAATGACGGCACTCTGCTGGGCATGACTTACGATAAATCAATCGATATTTGGGCTTGGCATAAACACACAACGCCGGGCTGGGGCGGCACAACATTCAGTCAAGTATCTGTCATACCGGGAGAATATAGTCCTTTTATAGATACTCAAGATGATGTTTATTTTACTGTAGCTAGATTTAATCTCAACGCCCCGCCACCGTTCCGTGAGTACCATATTGAACGATTGGGGCGTAGGATAACAAATGCGGCTAGGTATGATTATTTGTTTTTAGATGATAGCTCCACTTATGACGATTTTTCAACCCCAATAACAGTAGTAACGGGACTAGAGCGATTTAATGGCATAACGGTAACGGTACTCGCCGATGGAGTTGTGATAAAAGGCAAGACAGTATCGAACGGTCAGATAACGCTTGATACGGCAGCATCGTTAATCCATGTGGGACTACCCTACACGTCAGAGATCGAGACGCTTGACATAGAGACTATGTTCAGGGATACGGGAAGCACACAGGGTATGTTAAAGAGCGTCACTAGCGTAACGGCCTACTTTAAAGATACTAGGGGCGCAGAGGTAGCCGATAGCGATGTCAATACTTATTTTTCTATACCGTTTGATGACGAGAAATACGGGGAGGGCCCGCCGGATCTATATAATGGTAGTAAGGAAGTGGTGATTAAAAGCGTACCAACTAAAGAGAAACGTGTCAAAATAAGGCAGACAGAGCCTTTACCGATACACATTAAGAGGTTGATATTTGATGTTAAATATACAGGATAAATACGGTAACAGAATAGTTGAAGTGGTGAACCATAATTACGATGCGCATATACATCATGTTGCGCTCAACTTAAGGGCCGCTGACTTTGACGAGGTATTTGCCGAGACAGGGGAGAGTCCGCACCTTGAGATAGAGGAATACGTGTTGTTTTCTTTAAAGAAATGGGTTATACTGAACAAGCATAGCGAGGCCGTTGCGATCTTAGGAGTTAGGCCGCTGACACAGTTTAGCAAGATAGGGATACCCTGGCTGTTGGGCACTGATGGACTGGGCAACATGAAAAGATTTTTTGTAAGCGTTAGCAGGCCAACAATCGAGAACATGAAAGGGGGGTTTGATCTATTGATAAATCATGTTGACGCACGATATACAAAGGCAGTAAGGTGGCTTGAGTGGTGTGGTTTCACGGTGGAAGAGCCAAAGCCGCATGGCGTTTTAGGGGAGCCGTTTCATAAATTCTACATGGAGTGTTCATAATGGGTGGAGCCGCAATAATAGGAATAGGTGCAGGAGTACAGGCTTATAGCACTTATCAAGGCTATCAGTCAGCCAGAACCTCCGCTAAGTATCTAGCTAACATAAACAGACAGAACGCCGCGATAATAGACGCGCAGAAGAAGGACGTTATCACTACCGGCAAGAAGGCCGAAAAGAGGCTTGAGCGGGAGACGGTAGAGTTTATCGGCGACCAGGTGACAGCCTTTGCCGCAAGTGGTATTGATATCTCGAGCGCGGTAGTCGGAGAAGTTACAGAACAGACAGCGCGGACAGGCGCGGCTGACATAATAGAGCTACAACAAAACATAAAGCGTGAAGTATGGGGCTTAGAGGTTGGCAAGAGAAGCGAGCTTGCAGAGGCCAATCTTAATAAATACAAGGCTAGGCAGGCTAAAAGAGCCGGGGTTTTAAGCATAGCCACTGGCGCAACGCAGATATATGGCAGTACGTTAACACCGAAGAGCCCGCTAGTAAGGACATCCCCACGAGGGGCCGGACTGTTGAGCACTAGCAGGAACACAGCAATTAACTTCCCGAGGTTCAGATAATGACATTAAAGGTACCAGTATTACGGAATAGAGTATCGGAAACACCATTACCAGCCGCAAGAGTTAGCGGCGGTCAGGTAGGCACTGACTTAGTGTCGGGGGAGATTGGGCGATTAGGCGGTCAGATCGGCCAGCTGGGTCGTACCGTTCAGGCGGTAGAGACCGAAGAGCAGAGGCGCGCGGATAAGCAAGCCAGCGAACAGGCAAGGGTGCAAGCGGAGTTTAAAAAGAGAGAAGATACGCTTCATGCCGATAAAGCCATGACCGACATAAACGACTGGTTTAGAAACAAGCAACCTGAATACACAGCCGGTCAGGGGCTTGACGCTAGAGGCTCAACCGACCTGATGAACAAAGACCTTGAGACTAGGAAGAACGAGCTGCTTGCTAATGCAAAGAACGAAGAGCAACGTGCCTTAATAAATGCGGCGTTTGCACCAAAGCGTGAAGTGTGGCTCAATAAGCAGAAAGGCTTTGAAGTTGGCGAGTTTAGAACGGCAGAGGTAGCCGCAAATCAATCAAAGATACAAAACGCTATACGTGACGCTTCCGACAACTTTGACGACCCGCTAGCATTACAACTGGCCAAAGATGAACTAAGGGATGGGATAAACGTTACGATAAAGGGCATGGCGCCGGAGCAACGCAAGAATGTAACCGCCGAGTACGTGTCAGCTCTACATGAGGGCGTGCTAAATAACATGGTAACGTCAAGCGCAGAGGCGGCCCGTGTATATTATGACGATAACAAAAAGAACATATTGCCGGAACACCGCGACGAGATCGAGAGAGTATTACAAACAGAGGACACGCTACAGTTTGCACAACAGAAAACGGATGAGATAATGCGCGCGGAGAGTGACTACGAGAAACAGCTTGAAATGGCGCGGGACATTGAAGATCCCGAAAAGAGAGAGGCAACGGTTAGTCTTGTTAAAACCCGTAAGAAGGAAACAGACCAATTAGACAAAGAAGGGGCCCGCGAGGTGCGATTAAACGACCTGTCAAACGTACTTGATGCCCCCGATCTTGAGTCGGCGATGGAAATAGTGAACAGGATAGATAATGCCGACGATAGGATAAAAGCTCAAAAAGTAGCCGACAATCGATTTGAAAAGAAAACAAGGGCTAATGATACCGATAGGGACGTGCAGGCCACCGTGTACGAGAAGATAGCGAGCGGAGAGATAAAAGAGGTCAGGGACTTAATAGAGTACGCTCCTGACCTATCTGACGGCGATTACACAAGGATGATTACAGAGATCGAAAATAAGGATAAGAACGGCAGGGGTATAGGCACAGCTTACATAAAAGATGCCACAGCGAAAAACGCTTACGCACTTGTTAAGGGCTTACCGTTTGATATAGAAAAACACTCTAAGGAATATATGTACGTAAGAGAGGGGCTTGATAGGTTGGCGCAAGAGAAAGGCCGCGATTTAACGCCGGTCGAGGCGCAACAAGAGGCCGCCAAGTTAATAGTAAGCGGCGAGCTCCCCGGAACCGGTATCATCTGGAGCGACAAGCTGACAAGGCAAGAGGCAGAGCAAACCGGTAAAATGGACATTTGGCTACCGCGTATAAATGAGGATGATGTTGATAACGGTCAGGAGCTTAGAGAGCTAAAAGAATGGAGCGCGGCAAAGCTTAAGGTAAGCGATCCTAGCGATGAGCTTCTTGGTATGATAAAGAGAGAGGGCGCCGTGGGGGTTGAGTTATCAGAGTCGCAACGTATAAGATTCAATGAGCTCATATTAAAGGAAAAGGATAGATAATGTCATTTGATTCATTATTATCAAAAGTAGAGGCTAAAGAGCCGGTCAGCGCGCCGACAACGAAATTAAAGGGCGCTGGGTTTGATTCATTAGCCGCTAAAGTAGACCTCCCGGACAGTGCATCGTCTCAAGCGCGATCTAACGTAAACGTTTCCGGCTTCATGACACCGGAACAAGAGGCAGAGGCTTACAACCTATCTAAAGAGACGGGGCTGCCTATATCAACAGTGCGGCTGCAGCCTCAACTCGTAAGAGAAAAATCACTTTATAAAGCGACGGCGGTTAAGGGTGTAAATGAATATCTTGCCGCCGACATAAGCAACGCGACCATCTCTAAGGATGATGTGCCTAACCTTGAGAGGGCGGAGAGGGTTTTAACTGGCAAGGTTCCGCTTGGGCCTAGAATGGGCGAGCTTAGAGAGCTACCAGAGAAAGCACCGGAGAGAGTGACAACGCTTAGCCGACTACTTACGGAAACCCCAACGGTCGGCGGTATAGCAAAGACGGCAGGAGCGGCATTTGCAACGGGGGCGGTACAGATCCCGAAGTCTCTCGGTGATATGTTTGATTTCTTTGCTCCGTATATAGTGGATAAACGAAAGCTTGATTTTGCAGACAAGAATCTTGAGAAGGTTACTTTATCTGCTGACTTACAGGATTATCTAAGAAGCGCCTACGGGGAGACAAAAGCAGAGGAGCTTGTCGGGTCCGCGTTTGAGTCTCTAGGCACTATGGGCGCGCTTCTCGCTACTGGCGGTGGTGGAGCGATATTGCCCGGCATGTCAGCCATTGCAGGAGTTGAAAAGACAACAGGGGTCTTAGAGGAAGGCAGGGCCAACAGAACAACGGCGGTTGTGGCGGGCATAACTCAAGCTGCGACGGAATACTTAACGGAAAAAATACCGATTGATATATTAAGAACACCAGCAATATCGTTTATGAGTAAGTTTGCTCGTGGCGCGGCGTTTGATGTACCGGGTGAGCTTGTCGCTACCGCAACCGAGATGTGGCTGATAGATCAAGAGATGTTAGGCGGTGAGCATAAAACGCTTGACGAATACAAACAAGCACTTGTAGATACCGCGCTGGTCTCTATTATCGCTACCGCCGCCGCGACAGTGCCTACTCACGGCATACAGAAGCTACAAGGCAAAGTAGACACGGAAATAATTAGACGACAAGTCGAATCTCTACAAAAAGATAAGGTGTTTCAAGACAAGATAAACGCCGAACGTGCCGCCATATCAGAGACCTTAACGCACCAACGAAGCCCTGACCATGCTAAAGAGTTTATAAAGACTGTCGGCGCGGACCAGGATGTCTATATATCGGTGGAAGGTATAAGATTAATGCAAAGCCTACCTACAGAAGAAAGAGACGCACTTTTAAACAAAATAGGAGTTGCCCCCGACAAGGCGCAGCAAGCAATGGCAACCGGCGTGGATACCACCATAAAATCAAAAGAATTACTCACATTGAACGACGATGAGTATAACATTATAAAAGAGGATGTGAAGCCCGCGCCGGGTGCATATACACAACGAGAGATAACCGAGGGTGCGGCTAACGAGGACATAGAGAACCTTGTCAATCTCGTCAAGGAAGATGTTGAAAAGAGTAACCAGGTCAATGCTGAAATAACGAGGATACAGGAAGAAGGTAAAAAGGCCGGGCTCACAGAGGAACTGTCCACTAACACGCCATTACTCATACAGGGTATCGCTAATAAATTGGAACTTGAGAACGTTGACCCTGTTGAATTTCTTAAAAAGATATCGCTTAAGAAAGAAAGGTTTGCCGATATTAAGGCTTTAATCGAGAAAGGTAAGCAGGTTTTTCAGGCTGATATCAAAGAGCCAAAGAGA